ATCGGTCTTGGGCTTCTTTTCTGGCATCTAGCGCCTCATTCCCGGTGGCAGGTCTGACGTGGGCACCCGGCGCGGCCCGACCCGTGCTGGCGAGGTGATCTGGCGCGCTACGAGGTCGGCCTCGCGCGGGCTGCCGGGGATCACCGGCCTCGTATTAGTGAACGTGCGCGCCCGCTCGTCGTTCGGAGCAGGCTGGTTGGCAGTCGAGAAGTTACCCGCGTTGGGAAGCTGGGTTGCGCCCTGCGTGTTAAGAATGTTGGTGGCGATCTCGTCTATCTGTGCGGACGAGCCTGTGCCGCCTGTCTGCGCCTCAAGTAGCTGCGAGAGTATCGGCACGCGCTTTGCGGCCTCCATCTGCAGTACCTGCTGGACAGGCTCTGCAGCGATGAACTTCTCTGCGAGGATCTTGCCCCGCACCTCAAGGGCGTTGGTAACGCCTGCCTTCCTGAGAGCGGTGTCGTGATCCACGAAGCCAAGCTGCCATAGCTGCGACCACGTATTCAGCTTCCGTTCCTGGTCCTCTGGCGAGGTGGGGTTTAGCTGCACGAACGTGATGTAGTGGCCCTTGATGTCCTTCGGGCCTATGGAGGCGTCGATATTGCCCGCCTCGGTCTGTCCCCAGACGGTCACCCTGTCGCGGATGATATGTTCGACTATGCGCTGGATTATCTCGTTCCGGCGCTGGAGTCCCCGCTGTGCGGCCTCTACTGCGGGACCGAAGTTAAGCGAGGCTATGCCTGCGAGGACTGCCGTCTCGTAGCCCGAGGCAGCGCCTGTCGGCCTCTGCCCCCTGACAACGCTCGGTGCGGTGTTCTGCTCGATGGCCCCTTCAAGCATCTGCTTTGCCGCCAGTATCGTTGGCGACGGCTCGGGCACCTGTCCTATCGAGACCTGCACGTTCTGCGGCAGGAAGTTCTTGGCACCGGGCTTGGTGTCGTAGCGTGAGCGGTACTGCTCGGTGATCCCCGGCGGGCCTGTGAAGTCCCGTGTCGGCCATGCCGACCGCTGGACGATATCGAGATAGTGGGATGCGAGGCGGGACTCTGCCTGGAGCATCTCAAAGTTGCCGTGCAGGATGCCCCGGTAGAGATGCTCGGGCTTGTTGCCGATGGTCGAGAGGCCGGTCTGCGGCCAGTACATAGTCCACGGCAGGACGCCGTAGCCGTGTGGCCTTGGCCTGAGCGCCCACTTGCGGTCTGCGAGATATCCAACCTGCTCGCGGGTCCATATCTCTATGAACTCGACCTTGCCGTTACCCGGACCCTGCCAGCCCGGAAAGTGCGCCTTCACCCAGTAAGCATCCGTCTCGTAGAAGTGCATCGCCCAGCGAGGGTCGTCGCCGTTGTTCACGTCCCAGACCATCGACTGCGGGTTGATGCCGCTGGTTATGAACGGAAAATCGACGCTGCGCTTCTTGAGTACCTCCTGTAGCTCGGCCCGGTACTCCTTCTCCGAGAAGTCCTCGTCATGCGGTATCTCGGGGAAGTCTGCCCAGCGGTTGGCTGCAAACTCGGTCTTCTCCCATGCGACCCCGTAGAGCGCCATGTGCTGTGCCGTTATCCGGCGGGTAGGGCGGCGCTGCTCCAGCATGTGGTTTGCGCCGCGCAGGAACTTCTCCTGTCTCTCTGCGCGCGCCTGCCCGCGAGGGCCGGGTGCCGGCACCGTGATATCCATAAACTGGGGTGTCACATGGGTGACCATCGAGTTGATCACCGATTGCGCCGTTCCCAGCCGGATGGACGTTCCGCCCTCCGTCACCGGGAACGAGAAGTCGCCGAGGTAGTACTGGTCGGCCCTGCGGCAGTTGGACCAGAACCGCCTGAAGTTCTCGCGGCCCTCGGCAAGCTGGCTTACGATCCATGTAAGTGAGAGGGCCGGTTCCTTGCCATCGCCCGCGCTCTCCATCGCGACTGCCGTCTCTGCGCGCGGGCTTGTGCCATCCCGCGACCCGGTGCCCGTGAGTGGCTCGCGCAGTGGCGTGAAGCCGCCGACCATCGTGGATGTAACCATTTACTCTTCTTCCAGATAAACCGCGCCACCGTCAACAACGAGATCGGGCACAGGGGCATCGGGCCTTCTACCAGCCTGTATGTCCCGAAGGAGATCGTCCATAAACCCCGAGGAGATTCCGTTGGCACCCGCGCCGTTACGCAGTGCGGGAATACCGCTTACCGGTTCGATAATCCTGTACTCCTCGCCCATCTCCCTTGCAGGCTCACAGGCCATGAGCGCCAGCGTCTCCGCGTCCACCCAGTCGTCATGGCTGCCAGAGGCAGGATAGAAGTGGTGGCCGCGGTTGGCTGTCTCCCGGTGGGACATATCTTCTAACTGACTTATCAACTTTGTCCACTCCCCCGGAAACGAAACGGTGCCCCGCTCAAGCGATATGGCATAGTCCACAAATAGCTGGTACTTCTTCTGGGGCGTGAAGTTGTATCCAATAACCGGCACATCCTCTGCGAGAAGCTCCCGGTAAAGCACGTCCTCTGCGAACATGCCGCCAAGGCCGGTCGAGTCCATATAGACTTCCTGCACCCCCCAGTGCCGCACGAGTCCCTTGATCGTCTCCTGCTGCAGGTTCCAGTCGCTTCTCAGAAGCTCCACCACAGATACGGATGCCCTGCTCTGGCGGTCCTTCACGATCATGACTGTCGGGTCGTGCGTGCGCCCGAGGTCGAGTCCTGCGACGTACTGCCTTCCGGGGGCCGGGCCTGCAAGCTCCACGCACCCGTTCCTGCCTGCTGCATCGGTGATACGCCTGAAGAACTGGCCCCGGCCTTCGGGCTGTTCTGCGAGGTAAAGCCTGCGCCAGATATGCTCTGGCATGTTGGCCTGATCCTCTTCTATCTCCGTGCGCTGTGCGGAGGTCAGATTCGGGTTATCCCGAAAGGTCGCCTTGAACGCCTCCCGCCGCTCGTTCGGGTCGGTGCTTGCAGACTTGAAATAGCGAGCGAACCAGTCCATAGATGACATGGGCGGTATGCCCTCGATGACGGCCCGCCCGAATCTGAACGGGCTGGAAAGGGTAGGGCGGACCTTGTGCCATGCAGCTTCCTTTATGTCCTGCGCCTCGGTGACGTGCAGAAAGTCCAGCCCGACTGTCTGAAGCCCCTCGGGGTTATTGGCCGTCTTTAGCTCCCAGAAGACCTTCCGGCGGTAGCCCGAAGGGAGCAGCAGCCTGACGTGGAACTGGTCTTCCTTCCACGCTCCCGACCTGTTGCCCCGGCCTCCTGCCCGGTTACCCTGCCGGGACCAGTCATACGGCAATCCTTCCGGGATGAACGCCTTCATCTCGTGCCATATCTGGATCATCTGGGCATCGGTGGGAGCCACCGTCCAGACGTGGATTTCAGGCTCCAGCCCGGCTTCCTGCGCCGAGACCTCCAAACCCGAAGAGAGGGTCACCGGTGTGCGCGAGGCGCGGCCTATAAGCTCAAGCGCCTCTGCAAGGGCGCTCCGGGTCTTGCCCGAGCGGCGGCCTGCATGCACCCACTTCACCTTGGCGGGCGAGCGGTGCATCTTCCGCTGCCACGGATACGGCTCGTACTTCATGGTCTGGTGAAATCCCGCAGAGGGAGGAGGGAGGTGCGTAAGCCCCTGGCGAGCCTCACGGCTTCGCCACTCTGCGGGAACAGATTACTTCTCCTCTGGAGATTCATTGAGGTCCGACCAGTCCGGCAGGCTGGCACCGGCCCGGCTGCTGGCCCCATTGCCAAAGGAAGGCCCATCCCGCTCCTCAAGGGACTTGAGAAGACCCATCTGGTCCATCAGCTTCACACCGAACGTACCCTGCCCGCGCCTGTCCTCGTGATGCATGAACTGCACCATAGCCGACTCGTAGGCATAAAGGGCATGAAGCTCAGATGCCTGCAGGGGCTTCTTCCACTTCTTCGCCTTCGGATAGCCCTCCTCCAGGCGGTACTCCTCCAGCGCCTGAGAGAACGACCTTATATCGGTGATCATCTGGAACGTCTCGGCAGCGTCCCACCCAAACTCACCACACATCTCGCCCACAGAAGAGTTAGACGAGCCGAAAGTCTCCAGCAACACGTATATGCGCCGCAGCCTGCGAGGCCAGTCACTCCATCCCGGCAGCACACTCGCAATACGACGCCTGAGAGTGATCAACTCCTGGGAATCACCGGTACGCACCGGCTCACTCACCCTCACTTCGCACCCGTTCCATCTTCATATCCGCCTTCCGATGATGGGCACCGGACCGACGGGGAGATACCTCCCACAGCCGCGGACCCACCACCTGCTCGTGGAACCCACAGTTCATGCACCGCAAGTACAGACCCCAGAGATCGGACAGCACCCCCACCGACCCGCCACACCGATCACATACCGACATTGCCAGCCCCACCCGTCAAAT